CACTCCAGCCCCGTACAATGGGCTGCTTTGTGGACATTTCTCGCCTTGCACTTAAAGAGAGCATCCCAGCCCTTGATCAGATCGTTCAGGATGACCTGTTGCGCGCAGCAGCCGACCTGATCGAGTCAGCCGCAATCAACGGCTCTGGATCATCTGGCCAGCCTACAGGCCTGCTGAACGATGGAAACGTTGGTAACGTTGACATCTCAGCCGACACTGATGTGGCTGCTCTTACTTGGGCCGACATCACCGACCTGGTTAAGACTGTTGAGGATGCCGATGGCATCATCAATGCTCAGACCCTGGGCTGGCTGTCAAATCCAAAGGTCAAGGCCAAGATGGCAAACACTGTCAAGGTCTCATCAACAGACAGCGTGATGCTGCTGAATGATCCTTGGGATAGCATCTATGGCTACAAAGCTGAGTTCACCAGCAACGTCCCATCTAACCTGAACCCAGGTGATGGTGGAACAGATGCTTCTGCGCTTATCTTTGGCGACTTTAGCCAGTTGCTTGTTGGCCTTTTTGGTGCGCCAGACATTATGGTTGATGAGACAACGGGTGGCCTGGCTGGTACAACACGCATCATCCTGCACCAGGATGTTGATGTTGCGATCCGCAATGCCGCATCGTTTGCTAAGACTGATGAGGTTTCAACAGCCTAATCATAGTGGGGCGGCTCCAGGGTCGCCCCATCTTTCCCACTAACAGAGGTTTATCATGAAAGTTAAGATCACAGAAAAATGCTACACCGGCACCCAGGGCAATATGTTCGCGGGTGAGGAGCATGAACTTGATGACAAGATTGCAGAGAAGCTGATTGCGCGTGGATATGCCGAGGCAGTCGCCGCTCCAAAGAGGGCGAAAAAGAAATTTAGCCTGTCAAATCGCGCAGTCGATGAGGCAGATGTGGCAACGCCAGAGGACGACTGATGGCAGTTGAAAGCGCAGCAGACCGGGCCATTTTCGTCAATGTTGACGACTTTGGCACTGCTGCGACTTACACGCCAGCAGGCGGCGCAGGCTCCACTGTCAACGGAATATTCGACAATGATTTTGTGGAGGTTGACGCGGGTGGCGGGGTTGCCGTTGCTTTGCAGCAGCCGCGTTTTCATTGCCGCACTGCTGACGTTTCAAGCGCCGCTGAGGGCGATGCCCTGGTTGTTAGCGGGGTCAACTACACTGTCAGGATCGTGCAGGATGACGGCACTGGTATGACGATGATGGTATTGGAAAAGAATTAGATGGCGCATGTCCGAAAGCAAATCAGAGACGCGATTGTGACTGCGACAACTGGCCTGACGACTACAGGCTCCAATGTATTCCGCAGCCGGATTTATCCGCTGGAGCAGACTAAATTGCCCGGCCTTTGTATTTTTACAAGGTCAGAAGCGGTGGAATTTGATACATTGACGATGGCCCGGTCAATTAACCGGGTTCTGGATGTAATGATTGAGGCGTATGTGTCAGCAACTGCTAATTATGACAATACGCTAGACCAGATTGCTGTTGAGGTTGAGGAGGCCTTGGCGGCAAATGTGACGCTTGGAAACCTGGCCAAAGATACTCAGGTGACAGCGTTTGAAGCAGATTTTGCTGGTGACGGTGAACAGCCGGTTGCCATAGGTCGCTTCACCGTGACGGTGCAATATCGCACCGCCGAGAATGATGTTGAAACTGCCGCATAGGAGATAGAAATGGCAACTTTCAAAGGTAACGAAGGCACGGTGTTGAGCGGTTCTAACGCTGTCGCTGAAATCCGGTCTTTCACTGTAAACGAAACCGCCGAAACCATCCAGGACACTGTGATGGGTGATAGCGCCCACAGTTACGTTGCGAGCTTCAAAGATGCAACTGCGACTGTTGAGTGTTATTTCGATGACACCGACACAAATGGTCAGATGACTTTTGACGTTGGCGCATCGGTCACTGTCAACTTCCAGATGGAAGGAAACACAAGCGGCGATCACAAGATGACCGGCACTGCCATCATCACCGGCAGAGATGTATCAGCAGCGGCTGATGGTATGGTCGAAGCCACTTACACAATGCAGATAACCGGCGGTCTGACTGAGGGTACCGTTTCCTGATGTCACTAGGCAAAAAGATAGCTGAACGGCGACAAAAGCAAGCGCGTATCATTGAGGTTCCCGAATGGGGCGATGATGATGTGCCTTTGCTTTTGTATGTTTATCCAATCACCGCTGGCGATGTGAACAAAATACAACGCAAACATAAAAACTTTCTAAATGACATGACGATTGACGGAATGGTAGATCTGATCATTTTGAAGGCTGGTGATGCTGATGATAACAGGGTTTTTAGTCTTGAGGACAAAGCGCATCTGATGGCTGAGCCTGTTGCCGTAATTTCTGACATCGCCGCCAAGATGTTTGGCGATATCGATGGGATTGAGGTCGCAGAAAAAAACTAAAAAGCGATCCGCTGAGGTTGAATATTATGGCCCTGGCTGATCGCTTACACAAGACGCAGGATGAGATTGAAGATTTGACCTTGTCTGAAATCAACGAGTGGTTCGCTTATTTTAGGATTATAGAAGATGGCAAACACAAATCTTAAAGTTCAGATCACCGCTGTTGATAAAACGCAGAAAGCATTTAGAGCTGTTGCCGCCGGTTTAAAGGCTGTTAGTCGCTCTCTGTTTAGCTTTAAGACTAGCATCCTTGCGGCGGTTGGCGTTGGCGGCCTGGGACTGCTGATCAAGACATCTCTGGATAGCATTGACAAGATCAGCAAGATGTCCCGCACGTTGGGCATTGCTGTCCCGGATTTGCGAAAACTAGAACATGCGGCTGAGCTGTCTGGCATCCAGTTGGACACTGTGGCCAGGGCTGTTCGCACTCTCAATAAGGGTGCAGTTGATTTTGTGCGCGAGGGTGCTGGTGAGGCTGCTGATGCGTTTGATGCTCTCGGCATAACTGCAACCGACCTGGATGGCGTCCTGGGCGATCAGTTTGCAACGCTTACTCTGATCGCTGATCGCTTTGAGAACGTTAAAAACGCAGCGGAAAGATCATCAATAGCTCAGCAACTATTTGGTGGCCGCGCGTCTGATCTTTTGCTTGTTCTGGAGGAGGGTGGCGAAGGTCTGCGCCGGTTGGGAGAAGAGGCTGAGGATTTTGGCCTGATACTATCAACAGCCACCGCGCAAAATGTTGAAGAAGCCAATGACGCATTTACCAGGCTGATCTCGATTTTCAAAGGGGTCAGGGATAGCCTGGTTGGCGCTTTGGCTCCAGCGTTTCAAAAGCTCGCAGATACAATCAGAGATAGAATTTTGCAGTCGGTCAAAGAGGCTGGAGGGATTAGGGAGTTCGCCAAAGTCCTCGCCCTGGACACGATTGGCATCTTTGAAAGAATAGCGGAAGGATTAAACAGGTTTGTCCAGGCATCAAGCCGGGGTGTTAACTTTCTGATCAGCGTTGCCAGGGCGCTTGGCCGGGTGATGGATGATGAGTTTCTTAAACAGATTGAAAAGCTGGATGAAAATTATCGGTTGGTAAACACTGACGTTTTTGTGGATTTGCGCGATGAGATAAACGCGGCAAGCGCCAGCTCAAAGATATTGGGCGACACGCTGACAGATACAGTCGAGGCGATTGAGGCGGTTGAGGCATCGTCTGACAAGATGCTGATGACAATGAAAGACGCCAAGCTAAGTGGCGTAAACGCCCTGGAGGATGCGCTGGTTTCTTTGGCTGATCGCACCAGCACTGTGCAAGATGCGTTTAAGTCAATGGCCCGGTCTATCATTAGCGACTTGATCCGCATCGGCATCCAGCAGCAAATCACAGGGCCGCTGGCTCAGATGATGGGCCTCCAGGTAAGCACGCCAACCGGGACGCCACCCCCCAAGGCCATAGGTGGCCCGGTACAGGCTGGCCGACCTTATATGGTCGGTGAGCGTGGGCCTGAGATGTTTGTGCCAAACCAGAGCGGCTCTATCGTGCCAAATGGACAAATGGCCAGCGGTGGCGTCAACATTGTGCAAAACATAAACATCACCACAGGCGTGCAGCAGACTGTACGGGCTGAGGTGATGCAGATGTTGCCGCAAATCAGTAACGCCGCCAAGGGCGCTGTTTTGGATGCTAGACGGCGCGGCGGTTCTTTTGCGGCTGCATTTTAAGGGGTGAACAATGGCAATCACATATCCAATAACGTTGCCCACAGTCGCTGGCATCTCATCAATAAATCTCAGGGCTGTTAACGCGGTCTCAATCAGTCAAAGCCCTTTCACGTTTAAGCAGCAAGTCATCGCGCACCAGGGTCAGCGTTGGGAGGCTGAGGTTACTTTGCCGCCGATGAAGCGAGCTGATGCGGAGGTTTGGGTGTCATTCCTGGTCAGCCTGCAAGGCAGCAGAGGCACGTTTACAATGGGCGACCCCAATGCAGCAGCAGCGCGTGGTAGCGCCTCATCAACGCCCGGCACGCCGGTTGTGAATGGTGCCAGCCAGACAGGACAGTCACTGACTGTTGACGGCCTCCCTGCGTCTGCTAGTGGCTATTTAAAGGCGGGCGACTATATCCAGCTCGGCGGCGGTTCATCAGCCACATTGCACAAGGTGCTGGAGGATGTAACAAGCAACGCATCCGGCCAGGCAACGCTGGAGCTTTGGCCTTATGTCAGGACCGCGCCAGCAGATGACGCCACGATTGTGGTTAGCAGTGCTGTGGGAGTTTTCCGGCTGGCCAGCAATCAGACCGATTGGGCAATCAATAACGCGGCGGTCTACGGCATCACATTTGCTGCGATTGAGGCGGTGGCCTAATGTCCAGAGATATCGGTGCAGGCATCCTATCAGCACTCAGCGCAACAGAGATGCAGCCGTTTTTTGCTGTGCAATTATATCTGGACACCCAACCGCTGTATTTTTGGACCGGCCTGGGAGACCTTACAACTGGCGGCATCACATATGTCGGCACTGGGCAATTCCTCAGCATCAGCGAAATGGAGGAGACTGCTGAGATCGCAGCCAAGGGTGCGACAATCACGCTCTCCGGCATCCCAAGCAATCTGATCTCACTTGCTATCACTGAGCCGTATCAGGGGCGATTGTGCAAGATCATGTTCGGCGCTATTGACGCCAATCGTGAATATCTGTTGCTGGAAGATGGCAGTTTTGTCCTCAGAGAGGATGGCGGCAGGATTGACATTTCAACAGGAGATGTGACGCCTGCTGTTGAGCTGTTCACCGGCTACATTGACAGGATGGACATCGATGAAGGCCCAGAGACATCGACTATCGCCATCAGCGTTGAGAGCCGGTTGATTGATTTGGAGCGTGCGCGTATTTTCCGATTTACCGATCAGAGCCAGAAATCGCGTTATCCCAATGACCGGGGCTTGGAGTTTGTTGAGGATTTGCAAGACAAACAATTTAATTGGGGGCGCGGTTGAAGCTGGATGATTGGGACAAGCGCTTAAATAATTACATTGAGGACATGCGCCACCGGCCATTTTCCTGGGGCAGCAATGACTGCCTGGCGCTTGCCAGCGGCGCAATCAAGGCGCAGACCGGGATTGATTTGTTTAGGGATTGGGTCGGCAGCTACAAAACTGAGTGGGGTTGCCTGCTAAATTACAAGCGCCAGCTCAAGCGCATTGGTTGCGCCGACATTGTTGAGGCGGTTGATCAACGATTGCAGAGGACCGATGTATGGTTGCCGTCCAGGGGGGCGATTGTTGGCAGATCAGAGGGTCTTGGTTCATCGGTGATGTCGATTGCGTTTGGCGTTGCCATATCTGACAGGATTGCATTTTTAGGATATGATGGCTTGGTATTTGAGCCGGTAAAGCATAGCGATATTTTTTGGGGCGTATAATGAGAAGGCTTCTGCTGACATCCACCACGTTTTTGACATCAGCAGCAATCATTGCCCTGGTGCCGGATCAAGCGCACGCCGCGCCGGTTATTGTCGCCGCTGCTGTTAGCGCAGCAGCATCAACAGCAGCCGCATATGTTGCTGGTACTATTGTGGCGTCTGCGGTAGCCGGATATTTCGCAACATCGTTTCTGATATCTGCTGGCTTGCAGTTGGCAATGAACGCTCTTGCCCCCAAGCCACGCGCCGCCGGTAATGTGCAGCCAGGCCAATCAGCCATCCTGGTCAGCGGGACATCAGCCATTGCCGATCACCAGATTATCTATGGACGCACTAAGGTTGGCGGCGTCATCGTTTACAAAGAGGCAACCG